CTCAGAGACGTTACTCAATCGTGTGGGGAGTACACGCCGACAGTAAGCAGGGTTAACCTCCTTACCATCGTAGTAGTCACCTCCGCATGACTCTCTGAACTTCCCGGTCCAGAAAGACTTGGCGGTATTCACTTTCATGCCAAAAGCCGAAAGTGAATTCACGACTGAATGCACATAATCTGTGGGGACAATGATATCGTCACCATAGACGCGCACCTTAGTCAGCATCTCATGAAGAGAACGCCGAGTAAAGGGTTTACTTAGCTCTTTTTCGATCCCTATGAGGATAATAGTCAAAAAGACCATAGCCTCAAATGGAAAGCAAAGGGCTGAACCCATAGACGCGAACTTAGCCAGTGGAATTATTCCATGGCCAGGTACGTTTGCGTTGCGAGATCTGCAAGACTGAACCGCCCCAGAAAGGGACGGAAAGTTCTTCAGAAGCCGCAATACAAGCAAATTAGAAACACGGTCAGAGGCATCTGACATATCAAGAGTAGCAATACTCCCGGTATGTGATCCTCTCTGAGCCAGAACCTTATTACGGGTCTGGTCAGTAAAACCAAGACTGTCTGCAAGGTAACTACTCCTTTCAAGCAGTTCAACAAGGGGTTCCAGTATTGCCTGCTGTGCATATTGCATGCACACAGGTTCTACTGCGATAATCCTTGGTGTTTTTAACGTCTTAGGAACGGTAATCACCTTAACGGGGATTTCCGCTTCAGGTTCAAGGAAGTCGACTTGGTCAAGCGCCGAGAAGAACCCTGCGTTCGGGATAAGATATCCTTCTGCCGGGAAATATTCTTCAAGACGGTTTGGCCAGGACCGCATGACAAACTTTTCGTTTCCGATAAATTTGTCAGCGGTAGAGCCGGGGCCATGTTTGGGTATGATATCGCCATAATAAACCTTACGGTCAAGATGGCAAAGATCATTACTCCAAAGAAGGTCGCTGATGCGATCAAAATCTCCAGATAACTGGGGACTAGAGAGCTGATCAGCGAAGGCACTGACTTCACTTTCACACTCGATAAACCGAGCATAGGCACTCCGATCACGTTCAGAAGAACATGGCAAGAGAATCTTCTTAAACATCAGCGTAAGCTGACGAATATAGAAGATAGCGTCGATGGACGGTTCATCAAGAAGTAAACCACTATCACGAGCGAACACAAGGCTAGTCAAACCTGAGAGAAATTTCGGGAGAGACCCGCGCTTAGCAAATGAGCTAAACGCGCTAGAGCAAACCTTCCCTTGATCGAGACTTCTTTCGAAGTCTTTTGCAAAGGTAGGAAGGGTTATCGTAAGAAACGATAAACCCTCGTGTTCAACCCGACTAGAGACCGTAACAAAGTCTCTAGTGGTGCTAGTGCAACACCAAATGCTGGCGTCAGCCAGCGCTGACTGATAGAGTAACATAAGGCTTTTCATCGCTAACTCCTGTGAAAAGGGGTAAGGCGAGTCCATAGCCCATGATTACTCCATCGCTTCTCTTGCCTTGTTTGTCTAAGGCTCTAGGACGAGGGTGTTAAACCTCACCACCCAGAAGTTGGGTGATCTTCGAGCCAGAGGACGCAGAAAGATAAGCGATGAGTCCATCGACGACTTGCTTTTGTTCAGCAACGGTGAACCCAGTGATGGGAACATCGACAACAATATATGTACTCATAGAGTACAAAATGTTGTTGCTGTCAACAAGCGGGTCCGGTGCGATCTTGTTGAAGTCAAGACGAAGCGTCCGCCTAGTGCGCTTAGCGCCATAGGAAGATGCGATGCTCTCCTTCAACGTGGTATCATTCGAGGTGAATTCACCCGAATTAGCCCCGAAGCTAGTTCGCGGAAGCGAAATAGCAACGGAATTGATCGTAACGGATTGCGGATCGGCGAAAGCCATGGGCATTACTCCAACAGGAAGTGACGAAATTGTCACTGGTTTTCATTTCCAAGAAAACCCTGCAGGACCTATCAAGGTTTATGCAAGGCCTGGGTACCTCGGGAAATACCGAGTGCGCCAATGATAGCCCATTGACTGGCAGAAAAACTGCCAGGGTCAAGGCCAAAGCCGAATGGGG